GGATGGGGCTTGAGCAAAGGCAGAGCAAGGGTCGCACGTGGTACAGGGGCGCGAAGTTGAGGGATTTGTCTCAAGGAGAGATTGAATGATCCGGGCAATGCTCATCGGCAGGAAGGGCGTGGGGAAAAACACCATAGCATCCATCATCCAGAATCGCAGGCCGGAAGTGCAACTTGGTGCATTTGCCGACGCGCTCAAGAAAGATGTGGCAATGATGCTCAATCATTCGCTCTCGATCTCGAAGTTGCCGGGCAAAACATTGCCAATGGATGTGAATGCTCTTGATGCATACAGGAATCTTCTGAGGCCGATCTGGCAGTGGTACGGAACGGAATGGGGACGCGCGAGAGATAACGACGTGTGGGTCAGGAGATTCCATGATGAGCGTGGTTTCGTGCAGAACATGATCATTACCGACTGCCGGTTCCAGAATGAGGCCGACTATGGCAAGCGCAATGGCTATGTGCTGGTGAGGGTAACCGGGCCAAACTGGAGGGAACCATCGCCGCTAGGAGAAGACGTGCATGCAAGCGAACAGGAGTTGCTTGACATCTCGGCAGCCATCACGATAAGCAATGAGGGCAGCGTGGCAATGCTTACCGAACTTGTGCACGGAATGCTGATCCCGTATATCGAAAAAAACTCGTTTGAAGGATCGTGGTGATGCCTAGACCTACACATTGTGCGGGTGACCAGCATGTCATCTTTTGGATAACTGACGTGCTTGGTGTATGCAGTGGACACCCCAAGGTTGTCTGGAAATACAAGAAAGGCACTGGCGGCTGGATAATCCAAGGCGAGTGGAATGAAGTGGCTGTAGAGTTAGCACATATGCTTTTCAATCAGGCCGGGGTAAATCATGAGCCAACTCCACAATACGTACTGCCCAGTACTCTACCAGAGCCTGCGATGAGAGAACCGATTCCCGAGCATGCAAGATATATCATGATGGACTTTTTCAAAAGCAGGGGAATGAAGCAGGCATCAGCGGCGAAAGTATTGGAGGTAAGCAGAAGCCTATGGTCTGATATCATCAGGGGAAGAAGAGCCGTGACGCAAAGTACATGGATCGCTTTCAGGAGATTGCATGCCTCATCTTAGTTTCAGCCAACTCAGCACGCTGCTTGGCTGCCCAGAAAAGCATAGGCGGCACTATCTCCTAGGACATAGGGGAAAGACCAGCGCTGCCATCATCATGGGACAAGCGGCACATGTTGCCCCGGAGATTGCACTCAAGAGCATCCAGACCACAGGCATGAAAAGCAAAGATGCAGCGATGACTGGGGTGAAGCACAAGTGGGCTGAGTTGGCTGCCGGGGATATTGAGTGGGGCGATCTGGAACCAGAGAAGGCTCGGGAGACGGCACTGGCTTTTGCCGTCGCCCTTTACGAACAAGCGGTACCCTCAGTGCGACGAGGGAGCCTCTACGCCGAGTGGGCATTTGACATTCCGATACCGGGATGCAAGGGCTGGACATTCAAGGGAAACGTGGATCATATCCGTAAAGACGGGAAGCGGTTTATTGTGGATGACTGGAAAACCACATCCGCCCGGTGGACACAGAGCAAGGCCGATTCGTCATTACAAGTACAGGCGTATTACTGGGCCATATGGCAGCATTTCGGCGAGATGCCAAAGGAATTTCAGTTCCATGTGGTAAGCAAGCCGAAGAAAGGTGATGGCCCGTGTGACTACGACGTGCTGAATACAGACAGAGCAAATGGGCTGGTGGAAGCATTCACTGACAGATTGAGATATGCAGTGAAAGTGATTGGGTTGCATGACACGGAATCACCCAGCGACCAGCGCACGGAATATGAGTATCACAAGTACTGTGATTTCAGGAAGGAATGCACACCGTGGGAGAGCGGAACCCTTGGGGACTTAGTGATCCTTTGATATTGCTCATTGGTGTTGGGGTACTATTGCTTTCGATTAGCATTATCATTTACGACATAGTGTCGAGTTTATGAGAAAGCGAACTGCCAGAGATGGCCCTGCCGAGGATCTAGCAGACGGCAATCATTATAGAAGCACATGGGAAAGAAACATGGCAAGGCTCATGGGGGTTCGAGGAATCGAAACCGCCTATGAGCCTAAACGTTTTTATTTCAGGGACATCCACGAGAGTTACTTGCCGGACTGGCGACTCAAGGGGATTGAGCCAATTGCTCTCGACGGCCAGATTTATCACGAGATTTACATAGAACTCAAGGGGTACCTCGACAACAAAAGCAAGAGGCAGTTAAAGAACATAAGAAGATACTATGCCAAAAAAGGCGTGATGGTCATATTGATTGACAGCGAACAATACAAGAAACTGGAGCAAGACTTCAGCGAGGGCATAAGCCAATGGGAGTACGAGCGTGAGAGGAGTGGGACGCAGGAACGATCCGACAAGCCCGACGAGTGCACTGGCGCGGAAGCACGAGGAGGAAGTGCTGAGGCACAGGGCGATGGGCCTGAGTTACAGCAAGATAGCGGAGCGAATCGGAACAATCAGCAAGGACGGCGCAAGAAAAGCACTGGTGAGGGCACTGGCGCACAACAAACTGGAAACGGCCGAGAGAGTAAGCGAGTACGTGGAAATGCAACTCGAAAGATTGAGAGTAGCCCTTGAAGCAATCATGCCACGGGTGGAGATGGGTGAACTTGAAGCCATCGAGACCATGCTCAGGATCGAGCAACGCACGAGCAAACTCTTGGCGCTCGACGCCCCGGAGAAGTGGGCAACAGACGACTCGGGAAGAAGCGTTGCACCGGGGGCGATAAGCATGAATTTCGACACGCTTACCGAGGGGCAACTGGAATCCTTGAGGCTCATAGGCGTCGTGAAGGAGGCTGAAAATGAGAGCACCATCATTGACGTGGATCAGGAATGAGGCAGACAAGGCGCTGTCACGGAAAAATCTGCTGGCTTTCACCGAGAGGACAAAGCCGGGATATCAGGTTGGCAGGATTCACTGGCTCATTGCACAGACCCTGATGCTTGTGGAGCGAGGAGTGCTGGATAGAGTAGCCATCGAGTTGCCACCGAGGCATGGCAAGAGCGAGTTGGCATCAATAAGGTTTCCCGCTTGGTATCTGGGTAGGAACCCACAGAAGCAATTCGTGGCTGCAAGTCATACTCAAGACTTGGCCGATGAGTTTTCTACAAAGACTCGGGATGTGGTGAAAGGTACACTCTGGCCTTTTGACAATGTGAGGCTTGCAGGAAACGCTTGGGCAGTGAGGCGCTGGAAACTCGACGCGCTTGTAGGTGGCCGCTGGACTGATCCGGGTGGGGTCTATGTTCCCGTGGGTGTGGGTGGTGGCCTCACAGGCAAGGGCGCGGATATCCTCTCTATCGACGATCCCGTGAAAGACTGGGTGCAGGCCGACAGCGAACTGATCAGGGAATCACATTGGTACTGGTACCAGAGTGTGGCTTCCACGAGACTGATGCCGGGGGCCGCTTGTATCATGACCCTCACGAGATGGCATCAGGACGACATCCTCGGCAGGGCACTGAAGATTGCCGAGAACATTGCCGAATCTGATCAGTGGTTCGAGATCAAGTTGCCTGCACTCTCTGACGGCATCGAGGTGTTTGCCGATTTGCAAGTACCGGACAAGGTATGCGAGCGTGCGGGGATCAAGCAGGAAGAGACCAAAGATTTAGATATGTTATTCGGCAAGTTATGGAGTCTGGCAAATTGAAACTCAAGGTACTCGTGCATAGCGACGGGCCAGCACTCGACCCAGTGCGATGGCCTGCGGATGTAATGGAAAGAAGAAAAGCGAGTTCAGTGAATCGCGTATGGAGAAGCCTTTACCAGCAAGACCCGACGGATATTGACGGCAATATCTTCAAGGAAGTCTGGTGGCAGATATACGACACTGTGCCCGCGGAGACTGTGCGGACAGGAATATTTATAGACAGTGCATATAAGGCAGGAGTGTCTAGTGATTTTTCTGCACTTGCAGTATGGACAAAGTGCACGAAGGGAAACATCTATCTGCTCGACGTGAAGAGGGCGAGAGTCGAATTCCCCGACTTGCTCACGATGGTGACAAGGATGCACGAGAAGTGGAAGCACAGGAATCCCGTGGCCGTTGTGGAGGACAGGAGTAGCGGACAGGCTCTCGTGCCAATGCTCAGGAAACAGGGCGTGCCATGTATCGCATGGAAACATCACTTCAAGGGCTTGAGGGCCACAGCGGGGAAGATCGCAAGGATGGAAGCGGTCACTCCAATGATTGAACAAGGCAAGGCATGGATACCGAGCAAGGGAGCATGGCGCGAGGACTGGCTACAGGAGCACAGGAGCGTGCCGACTGGGAGCCACGACGATCAGGTAGACACCACCGTGATGGCTGTAGACTTCCTCTTGGGAAACAACGGCGTGGCAGTGGAGCCAGACAGAATATTCAGAGACAAGGACGTACCGAAGCCCATCATGAGTGCATCGCGCGTGAGGACAAAGATGAACGAGGAAGACGCGGAACTAGAGCGGTGGCGCGAGCAAGGGCTGCTCTGATGTCGGGGGTATTCCTAGCGATGGTTCTGGTGGCATTGCTGTTTCAGGTTGCCCAGAGGCCACCCCCAAAGGCATAGGGGGCATGAATGCTCTGGGGGTGGAAGCAATCATCTCCTCGGTGGGCACAAGTTTCCTGTGATAAGGGCCACCAAGGTTGTAGCGATTGTCTTCCTTCCTGAGCCTGATCGCCTCTCTCGTGAGGTCTACAAGTTCGCCGTCGCTCAGTTCCTTCAACTTCTCTTGAGCGCTCGGGTCTTCGTATTCTTCCATGCGCTTGATGGCTTCGCGTCTTGGGATTCTCTTGCTACCAGCGGGGTCACCAGTAGCGTTGTTTACCGTCTTCTTCTGATCGACCATGTGCTTTGAGAGTTCGCTCTTTAGCAAATCCAACTCATAAGCAAGACCGGGATTGGGTGGCGCATTGGGCTTCCTGTTGATGCTGCTATAGATCATATGTGCCTCCTCTGAATCACTTCAAGTGAAATGGAATCCGCAAGCAAGGCAAGCATCAGGCTGGGATTGTTCCTGATCGTGGCAAGCAAGGTAGAGGATACCTGCATGATCACGTCGTCCTCGCTTGGCTCCGAGCCTAGGCGCATGCCACCGATCACGTCGTAGCACGCATGGAATACCTCATGCCAGAGCGTGTTCCGCTGCTGGGATTCGCTCTGGCCGGGATGCACGAGGATTGCACCGGAGAAGCAATCGGTAAGACCAGCGACCACCGTGTTTTCTGCTTGTGAAGTGCCACTCTGCTCAATCTTTGCAGCGATCTCTTGTTCATTCTGGCTGATGCGCCAAGTGACCGCACCAATGTCGATCTCAGTGACTTCGCGCACTTTCATCTGATCACCGTAATTTCCTGCGACAAGGATTCGAGCGCGTCGGGATTCACAAGCAAGTCAAGGTCGATGCCCTCACTTTCGGCAAGAGAGCGCAATCGGCTCTTGTGCCTTGGGGCCATGGGTGCTGGGGGCGCGGCCGCCGGTGCGGCTGTTGCCAACGTGGACACCACGTAGATATCGGATATACCGAGAGCATCAGCAATTTTCCTGATGCGCTTTTCCTTTGCCTTTGCAATCCTCAATGGATAACCTCCAGACTCTGGCAATTGATCGGGAATTCCGTTCCTTACGAAACTCACGCGCCAACTCTTGCCACGGGCTTCGCGCTCTAGGGCAGAAAGCATTTCCTCAGTCATGTTCCAATTGTATCCCTTTTACGCCTTTAGCGAATTCCACCTTGAAGCGGGGAATTTGGCGTGCCAGTCTGCTGTGCGGAAATGGCAGCACCGAGGCCACCGAATGGACTTTGCTGCGGCGTGCCACCACCTTGCGAAAGGGCAGATGCATCCACGCCACCGGGGCCGCCACCAGCAGTGGTTCCATTGCCCGGGGCAGGAGTGCCCGGTGGCGCGGTGGCCTGCATCAGACCAGCCATGCCCGGTGCACCGCCGGGGATTCCACCCTGTTGCGGAGGGATCATGCCACCGGGCTGCCCGGGAACTGGGGTACCGGGGATGATCCCACGTGCAACGAGTTCCTGTTGCAATGCCTGCGGTGCCATCGCGATTTCCGCTGGCGACATGTTTGCGAGCGCCTGAGCCTTCCTTGCATCTTCCGCCTTGAGACTCATCTCCGCATCGTCAATGGCCTGCTTCGTGAGCCACTGCTGAATCTCCGGCGCGTTCATGAAGCGCTGAATGAGGGCAGCACGCCGATGGCGCTCGGGGTTCTCAAGGCCAAGCCAGCGCGACAGAATCCAATCCTTGTCGATATCGAGCCAGCCATTGGTGGTCGCCTGTGCCAACTGGATGCCAATCTGTGCAGCACTCGCATCGGCAGAGTCGATCTTCGGTGCGAGTTTTACACGGATACGAGCGTTTTTGGCATCTTCAGGATCGAGCGAAACCCAGCCGCCGACTGAATCAATCGTGCCACCGTCGCTGATTTCATCCACCGCACGGAAGATCGAGATCGGCCGATCAATGTATTCGACAATTCCGTGGACTGCGCGGATCGTGTTTTCAATCGAGCGGTTCTTTCTCGTGACAAAGTTCTTGAGTTTTCTCTGCGCCGTCTGGATGATGGTTACGAGTTGGAATCCACTGTTGGTTGCCGACCCGGCCCATGAACTGGGGTCAATCGTGTCACGGGCCACATAGCGCGTGAGCAGGTCATGAAACTCAAGACCAGCCTTATACGCATTGAGGTCGGGTTGTACGAATGCAAGCCTCTCGCCCGGAGCAAGGGACAGCACGCGACCCGGCTCCCAGTCTATTTCACGGGGCGTCATGGTGTCTGGATCGACACCGCCGGGAATCTGACCCGCTGGCCCCCACTCGTGCATGAGTACGAGTTGCCCACGGCCATAGCGACGGATTGCTGTCGCGGCTTGGCTGATGCTTTCGTCTATTTGCACGAGCACACGAAGACAGTTGTCGAAAAGCCCCGAGTACTTGTGCACAAGGGCGGGATCGCTACCACTGTCACCGATCACGATCTCGAAGGGGTTGCGGCCCGCACCATGCTCGAAGGTGTTGAGGATTTCCACATCACCGGGCTGCATATG